CCGAAGATGCGCTCAATTAGCACCTTTGTCCTTGAGATAGTCCCTGCGCCACTTCCATAGCGTGTAGCCCAATGAGGCAACAAGTACGGCAAGACCGAACGCTTGATGAACGTACGATAGAAGCAGCCCCGACCCTGTTAAAGACCAAGACGTGATTACGCTATCAGCAGATTCTTTTGTCATCACTCACCAAACTCAATCGTTGGCAGTTTGTGGAGTTCCTCCAATGCCTTGACAATGTTGGTGACCTCAACCAAGTTGAAGCAGCCCTTTGCGATGGCGATGTTCAACGCTTCGGTTGTGACTTGTAGTGCTACTGAATGTTCCATTAAAAAGGCAACGGGGTAGAGACGGGTGAAACGGGAGGGGTGATAAGGGAATCAATTTGCCCTTGAATGCAAGCCTCAAGATTGGCAACGCCATCAACGCCCAACTCCTCTTGAATCCAACCTACAACGATTTCGTTGGTAAGGTCAGCGTAAGGGATGAACTCCGATACTGATTCCGTTGAGAATCGTGCGGTGTTTGAGATTGATGCTTCGTATTCACCATCAACGCCCACAAGGGTGTAGTTGGCAATCACAACGTAGTCCTGTTGGTCTGCGATTGTTTCGGTGTAAAGGGCAGTTACTGCCCAAGTGAAGGTTGTCATTATGCTTTAAGTAAGATTTTATATGCAGTTCCGTTGATGCGAACGCTCCAAGTTGCGTCTGATACGACTACTTCGGATGCTACTGCTCCTGCGTTAGTTCCTGCGCTACCGAACACACATTGGTTGTTACCCGTTGCAGTTGCGTCTTTTCCAAGTATTAAAGAACCCGAAAAGTTGCCCGATAGAACGTCTTTACCTACTGCCGTATTATTACTTCCTGTTGTGTTTAGATATAATGCAGCAGCACCTATGGCAGTATTATCTGTGCCCGTAGTATGTGCAATCAAAGCACTATCACCCACCGCAGTATTATTATTACCCGTACTAACCTTCATTGCTCTATAGCCGATAGCAGTTACACCCGTACCACTCGTGTTGCCATAAGCCGCTTCAAAGCCTACTGCGGTGTTGTTGGAGGCTAAATTATTCCATAAAGAATAATTACCTAATGCAGTATTATTGCTTCCTGATATAACAAATCGTAATGCCTCATAACCCAAAGAAGCGTTATTAGTTCCTGTTGTATTTGCATACAAAGAAGCACGACCTACCGAAGTGTTATTAGTTCCTGTTGTTGTAGAAAATAAATTTAAAAATCCTACTGCTGTATTGGCAGTGCCCGTTGAACTACGCAACGCTTGATAGCCTAATGCGGTGATTTCCGTACCACTCGTGTTGGTTGTTGCGGCCTCAAAACCTACGGCAGTATTGTCGGAGGCGGTGTTGGCTTGTAAGGCACTACGGCCTACTGCGGTGTTATTAATTCCCGATACGTTGGATGATAAAGCACCTGCACCTACCGCAGCGTTGGCATTGCCTTGCGTGTTGGATTGTAAGGCACTTACGCCAAGAGCAACATTGAGTCCACCCGTAGTGTTTACAAATAACGATTGTAATCCAACCGCAACGTTGTTTGCTCCCGAAGTGTTTGCTACCAAAGCACTTGTGCCAAACGCAGTATTAGACGTAATCGCCCCTGCACCATAGTTGGTCAAAGCCGTGCTTGATACAAGCAAAGGCAAATCGTTGCCCAAGCCATCAGACAAACGCTTCAGCGTTCCCGTGATTGGCCCGTTGTCACCTACCTTGATAAGTGCATCGTAAGTGTCCTGTGGGGTTGTCCCCGTTAAAGTTGTTCCCATAATTAACTATTCCAAGTTGTTGACCAAGTATTCCAAATTTCTTCTATCAACTGCCAAGCACCTTGCTCGTTGTTGCCGTAAAGGTTAGTCGTAGGATGACCATAAGACAATGGCTGAACCATACCCCAAGAGATACTATTCGTTGCAGCAGCTTGACCCCAAAAGATGTCATTGTTTGCTGCTCCTTGTCCCCAATCGCCTTGAACTCCCATTGTCTAAATAACTCTTTAACTTCACAATGTTGCTACGCTTCGGTGTGTAGGTCTGTTTTTTGCCACTCATAAAACCCAAGAGCTGAAGTTAGAGTCAGTATCGGGGTAAACGTCAGCATTGTTGTTGGCGTTGTATTCGGGGAATGAGGCTTGGTTGTAGCTCATATAAGTGATAAACCTATCCGTATAATACTGCGCCAAGTCCCTTGCCTTGCCTACCAAATAGTCCACCTCAATCTTCTCTGCGGTAGTGCTATTCTCGGAGTTGTGCTTGAACACCCCACCATTGCCGATGGTGTACGCAGCAAAAGGCAAGTACTCCACCATTGCGTAGTGAATCAACATAGGCTGCAAGTAGTCGTTGACCAACGCCAAGTAAGGATTTGCCAAAGTGTTTGCGATGATGTCATTGCTGATTTTATCGTACAATTTCGTGCCTGTGTAGTTTTGCAGGTGTATCTCCTGCGCTATCTTGATGAACTGAATGAACTTGTCCGTGTCCACGTTACCGCCTATTGCGGTGTTGCGAACCAAGTCCTCTCTCTTAATAAATAATGCCGTTGCCATTTCTTATCTGTATTTTAATGAGCCTCTTGATGGCGTGTCAATAGGTCGTGTTTGAGCCGCATCCCATCCATTAGGAACGAGCTTACTGGTAGGCACTCCTTCTTTGATTGCCTGCTCGGTGCTTACGAGCTTATCATTGTCCAGACCTTCGTTAGGTAGGAACTTGCCACCCTGCCGCTTGCGGAAGTAAACCAAACGCCTCCAAGCGTGATGGCAGAACGCTCCACCCTTCCACTTCCAGATAGAGTACACGCTCTGACCTTCCGGTGCAAACTGACCATTCTCCCCGCTAAAGCTCATCATATCTATGTCCTCCTTGCGGAATACTGTTCCTCCGTTTGCTGCTCCCACCATCTCACGGCAGAACTCGCGGGAGTTGCTGCTGATGTTACGGGTGTAAGCATAGCGTATCTTGTAAAGTCCGCTATCAAAGCTGCTCTTGGATTCCGAGTTACTGAAGTCCTCTACGGCAAAGTTGTACTGCGTGGCGAGGTGGGTGTCCTCATTGTCGGGGTCGTTGACTACCTCATCGCTGATGAGTTCCCATTCTTCTAAATCAACGACCTCACCCTTTCCCCGCAGAGCATCTATCCACTTATGCTCATCTTCTTTGGAGAATTCGGGTACTTCGCTCTTGAACTTGTGCGACTTCATCTGCGAAATAATAGCAGAGGAGTTGCCCTTAAAGAGGGCGTTTGCGACCTGTGGGTCGAACTGAAGCATCTGGACAAGGAAGGTGATTGCTTGGTCAACCGTTAGGATGCCATCCTTTACGCTCTGCATAATCTGCAAAGAGCTTGCAATCTGCGCTCCGTTGTATGATGCTTCCTTTTGGATTAGCTCCTCGTTGGCTTCAGTCACCTGCATTGGGTCAATGGATTCTGTTTTAACGCCTGTTGCTTCTTCTACGACCTCCGCATCTTGTATCTCCGTTTCGGTGAACTCCAAAGGCTGAAGGGTCTTGAAATAAAGGTTGAGGCTGATGTCGTTGTACGCAAGAATCATATCTATGCCGTCAATGATAATCTCCTGCTTGGGGCGAATAACAAGGTTATCCAAAAGAATAGAAGCGGTCTTTAGCTCATCTGCGTTATTGCCAAGTCCCGAATTATCCTTAATGCCCAATAGCATAGGGCTGACAATACGATGCGAGACCATCAGTTTCTGTGTTGCTTCAGCACTCAAGAACTGGTACTGCTCCGCAGCATCCGAAAGTTGCACGGGGTCAACCGTTGCAGCAAGGTCTTTGTTATCGTTGAACGCAAGGATGAACTTGCCAGAGTTTGAACTACCGCTAAACTTCGTTGCAATCTGCTGCTCAATGGTTCTGCGTTCTTCTTCGCTTGGTACTCCGTTGTTGAAGTTGATAAGCATAGAAGGTGCAAGGCCGTTCTGGATGTTGTTGATGTGGTAGTTGGCAATCTCCTCCTCAAGTTCTGCATAGGGTAGGCCGCCTTGATAATCAACGGGTGAGTAGTAGTAGAATCCTGCTCGGTAGGGTTTGATGTATAGAATCTCCAAACCTTCCTTACTCGTGCCGAATGCAGGGATGCGTACCGCAGTTTCTTTTCTGCTGCTCACGGCATTCCAATCCTTTGCGTAGTAGTAAGCCTCAACCTCGCCATCTTCGTTGCACCTTGCAGCTCGTAGCGTCTCTACGGGGATGTGCTGCACCTCTACGATAGTGTTGTGGTCTTGTGAGTACACCACCTGAAAAGAGCATTGCCCCATCATCACATAGTCAGCAACTACCTTCTGCAAGCAGGACTTTGTGAACAAGCCCTTCATCGCTGCGTACTCGCTTGGCTTCTTGCCAGAGTCCGTTGCATCCAAGCCCTTGCCGTAGGTCATATCCATCAAAGAGTTGAGGATGGCGTTATTGGTGGGTGAGCCGTTGTAGCGGTCAATTAAATACCCGAAGTAGTCGTTGTTATCTCCGTATTCTACATAGTCCTTCCCTTGCACCTCTTTTACAACCGGTGTGGTATAGGAGCTGAAGTTCACAACGTGGACTTTAGATGATGATGTACTCATTGTCATAGCTTGTTTCTTCGGTGTAGACGTTTTGGTTCACCGTAAATTTCTCGTAATCTGTTTGCGAAGTTACAAATACCCTATCCCGATATATTAGATTTCCCGATGCAAAAACCTTCAAGCCATAGAATCTATTGTTGACAAGGCTGAACGTGCCTGTAAGGGTCATAAAACCATTAGCAGAGGCAGCAGTAACCGCAGGTGTTGCGGTGGTGTTTGTTGATTCATCAATCAGCGCAATCGTAACGCTCGCAGGGAACGTGCGTGGTATGATTACTATGGCTTGTGGCGAAGCTGATACTTGAAGGATATGCATCTTAAATAAATAACCTTTTAGTTTGGATTTGTTTGAAAATAGAAAAGGGGCTTACGCCCCTTAAACTATTTCACCTTGCGGTAGGTTACGAGTTTGAACCTACTACAATCGTGTCAGTAGCACCTGCAAGTCCTGCGAAAGGATTGGCAACGGTAGCACCTGCGATGAAGTTAGCAGGAAGTTGCTCCTGTGCCTCCATTGTCAAAGTGTAACCAGATAGGTCACCCATTGCAGCACCCGTTACAATCGTTCCACCCGTTACTTCAGCTCCGTAGTTCAGACCCATCATAAATGCGTTGCCGTTGTAGTCTTGCACCACAACATAAGGCCGACCATAAGCAAGCAGCTTCAATTCTTTGTTATCCTCCTTTGTGAGTTTGGTCAACGTCAAATTCAAGGTCTGCGTGAAGAAGGTAGTACCATTATCACGGCTTGAGTTGAAGGTCTGCTCAAAAGATGAGTTACCTTTTACCAAGTATTGGTAAGCAGAGAAAGTACCACTGATGTTGGTAATTTCATCGTTGGTCAGGGTTACCGTACCCAAGTCACCGAAGTCTACAAAGTACACGGCATAAATGCCACCTACTACGTCTTTACAGGGTACTGCCCTGCCTTTTGTTAAATCACAAGCCATTGTTTCTTTGTTTTATTAGAATTAAAAAAGAGGGCGAGGACATAGCCCAAGCCCCCTCTTGATTTACATTAACTCGGATTAAGAGTAAAGGACTACGTCAGCTCCGATGCCGTACTGAACTCCTGCGAAGAAGCGTAGGATTACACGGATATTGTCTGAACCGTCAAGGTCAGCCATATCAAGTACACGAACCTCGTTACGCTCGTTCAAAAGACCAGTTCCGAAGAATAGGTTTGAAGATTGAGCAGCAACCATCTTGTTTGAAGGAAGGCCGTTTGCCATAGCGACACGGATACCATCGAAGAACAAGTCTCCGTTGCCATACCAAGTAGTGCCTTTGTTGTCAACACCATTCGCTCCAAGACCAGAAGTTCCGAATCCACCAAGAGCACGGACATAAGCCTTTGCTACGTTTTGTGGAACGTAGATGGTCAAGTCCTCCTTACCATAAAGGGCAGCAGGGATAGCGTCTACAACTTTACCAAGTTCGGTGATTACGTTAGCGGCAGTTACGGTGGTGGCAGTTACGTCAATAACGTCAGAGTCAGCAGTCATCAAAGAAAGGAATCCAGAGAACTCACCTGCACTTGCGGCAGTACCGTTCCAAATGTTCTGCTCAATCTTTTGGGCAGTCTTTGAAGCAACGTGAGCGATAAGGAAGTCAGCAAAAGAAGCAGGGATGCTATCGTAAGCAGAGAAGCCCATCTGACCACCAATCCAAGAATCGTAGTAGTCCTTCTTGCAAAGCTGCAAGTTCACTTGAAATGGCTCAACCTCAAGGATGCGGTCAGTCAAAGTCAAGGTAGAAGTTGCATCAAAATCACAAGTGGCATCTTTTACGATGTCATTGGTGTTCACCTTCTGAAGGGTGGTGCGGTAGTTTACGTTTGGAAGAATCTCAACGAGACCCTTGTCAAGCGTGTCAGCAGAAAGCAATGCAGCAGAAATATATTTGCTTGCAAACGCTCCGGCATAATTTGTGGTTATCGTGGTAGTCGTAGCCATTTGATTTTCAGTTATTTATATTATTTATTCATTCGCGCAAGGACTCGGTCAATCGTCTTTTCGGGGCGATTAGAACTCATCTTTTGGACTTGCTTTGTTTCAGGATTGTGCTTGATGGCTTTAGCAGCAGGTGCGGCAGATAGTTCAGCTTTCATAGCTTTCATCTCCTCCTTCTTGGCATAACTGCCCATCTCCTCACGCATTCCTTTCATCTCCTCACGCATCATTGCAATCTCCTCGAGAACCTTCTCGATGATTGCTACAACGGCAGGAGCTTCCTCTACTACTTCCATATCGGCAAGTTCAGTAGGTACTTCAACCTCTACTACTTCTTCAGCAGCAGGGGCATCTTTAATTTCAGCGATTACGCCTTCTTCAACGATGACCAAAATACGGCCATCCTCAAGTAGGTGTTCGCCAACTGGAGCAGCAACACGGTCTTCGCCACTTACGACAAAGACTTCATTACCTGCTTCAAAGGCTTCAGCCTCAAGAACTGCTCCGTTCTCAAGGTTCATTGTTGCTAAACTTACATTCCTAACGGTTGCGAGTTCGGCAAGGATTCTATTTAGAATGGAATTTGCTTTCATACTAACTAATTAAAAGGGTTTTGGTTATTTGTAACATTTTTATAGGTCTTGCCATAGCGTGTTGGTGGACTGCCATAGCGTAGTAATGGTCTGCCACTCCTCGCCTCGTATCTTAACGCTTGTGCCTTGACCCACCAAAGAGCCTATGCCTTGTGCCTGCAATGAGCCATCGCAGCAGTTGGACTTGTAGGTATTGTCTTTGCATAAGCACCCACGCCTTCCACCTCTGGGTGACGCGACAGGGAGTTTCATTGGTCTATACATTCTTCAGTTCTTCTTTATGGTATAGGTATTCGCTATCTTCTGTATGCACCGCACCAGTCATAAGTCTGCCATCGGCATCCTTGTGAGTTAAACCGGTGTAGAGTTCGCCATCTGCGGTGTAGTGAGGTACGCCTACTGCAAGTTCAATCTTGCCGAGTTCCTTGAGTTTGGATTCTGCCCAACGCTTGCCTGCAAGACCTCCCCACAATAGGAAGGATATAGTGCCGCAGGCTTCTGTGTTGCTTTCATCGTAGTATGTCTCGGCTCTTGATAGGTATGAGTACATCCGTGTGATTGTCTCTACCGATAAAGCCTTGCCCTGTGCGAGCTGCTGCGCTCTTACTTTGCCCACAGGAGTAGCACACTTGTTGCCGTTCTTCTCGTTTAGTTCAATGCCACGCTTGGCGTTGTTCTTTACCGCATCGGGGTAGTCGGCATAGGATTCCATCTCAATACGCTTGCCCGACTTCTTGCGACCATCACGTTTGATGATAGCAATTATTTGCGATAGCATCAACGCTGCCTCTTGCTCCTCAATGATTTCTAACTCCTGCTTGGATAGATTTATCTTATCAACGAAGTAGCCCTCAATAGAGAACCCACGAAACTCACCACCCTTCACGCGCTGCCAGATGCTCTCGTTCTCTATCTTCATAGATACCATCCAAGTTCCAACCGGTAGGTCAAGGCCATACGCCCTGCTCTTGTCCATAGTCGCATCTTCAATAATCCAAGATTCTACAATCGTAGTACCCTTGACATCGAAGTCGTGTTCTATGGTGGCGTTGTTTTGGTAGCCGTTCTTAAAAAACAACTCCATCGCTTTGCGGATGGTGTCTTTGGAGAAGTACACATAGTACTCGTTCTCGCCATCGCTGCGGTAGATTGGCTTGTCGGGGATAAGGGCTGCGCCCATCAGCAACCGCTTCTCTTGGTTTTGCATTGCAAAGACCTCACGCTTCTGCGAGTTCAGCGCAATAAAGTCCTCCTCAATAGCAGGGTATTCTACAAGGGAGATTGCGTCAATGCCAGTTAAAAGCATTGATTCATCAAGTATAAGTTCAATTAGTTTCATCATCCGAATGTTGCGGTTCTTACTCTTTGGCGTTGTAGTTGTTGTGAGGTCGTGACATCACCACCCACAACGTATGCGCGGATAGGTTGGTCAAATTGTCCACCGATGCTCTGGGCAAGTTGGTTAGTACCACTCTGACCTACGATGTTAAATTGAGGTGCAGGAACGCTGCCACCACCACCGCCTACTGCGCCTGCGGCAACAGGTGGCGTAGAAGGAACACCCCCGCCTTCAAACTTTGTAGCAGAGATTGCGGCAACCCTTGCGAGTCCACCCGCTACCGCAATACCTGCCGCTATTGCTCCTCTTACAGGTGAGCTTATTTCGGGTGGATTAAATTGAGAGGCATAAGCCTTTGCTGCCGATGCGTAGGTCGTGATAAGCGTTTCTGCAATACTTAAAGCCTTATTCCTATTAAATGACTTTCGCGCTGCTTCTTCGCTATCCTTGTCAAAAATTCCATTCAGCTCTTTAAGAACAGACAAAGTTTGTAGGGCAGAGTCGATTGCAAAGTCTCGTAGTGCTTGCTTTCTTTGCCTCTCTTTATCAAGCTCTTTTTTTGCCGCTTTATCATTTACATCCGCAACATCTGCATTGAATTTGTTTTGCAGGGCAAGTCGCAGAGCAGCGTTGCCTTCTGCTGCTGCATACTCTGCGTCAAATGCTGCCTGAAGATTAGCAAGCTCACGCTCCTGCTCATTGGCAATGAGGTTTCGGTTGATGGCTGCGGCCTGCTGATTCTGCGCAAGTATCTTGTCATCCTTTGTCTTGTTGATGCCCTCTAACGTGGTGGCGTGGGCTGCTGCTGCCTGTACTTCTAACGCATCAAACTTGGCATTGGTAGCTGCAATTAGTTGCTTGTTGCCGTTTGCTGCTATGACCTGCTCGTTGCGGTCTCTGTTTAACTTGTCCTGTAAGTTAGCGAATCGCTCATTTTCACGGTCTGTCTCATCTTTGATGGCAGCCTCTCTGTTGCCTGCCAGTAGGTCAATGGTTTCTTTATTAAGCGCAAGGATAGCATCGTTTAGGGCTTTTTGTGCTGCCAACTGTTCCTTCCTATCTGCCTCTCTTTGCGCTTTGGATTTCGCTGCGTTTGCTGCTTTTACATCCGCAACACGCTTCTCATCTGCTAATTCAAGCACCCGTAGTGCAGAGGCATTGTCAAGTAAGGCTTGAGCTATATCCTTTTGCGCTTGGGCATCATCTCCTAAAAATGCTTGCTTTGCAAGAAGGTCTAACTTCTCTTGAAAGTTTAGGTCTTTTTTCTTTTTAAGGATTTGTTCTGCCGAAGCACCGGATGCTTCAAGCTCCGCTACCTCACGCTTTATCTCGTTAGTCGCGCCTTTGCGGGCTTGTCTCTCTTTAACAAGGGCATCTGCCGTAGCACGAAGCTCATCGTTATATTTTTTCCTTGCGGCTTCGGATGCCGCTAACGCCTCCGCTTCTTCTTCTTCGCTTACAACAAGTTGGTCATATAGCTTAATTGCCTCTTGAACTACTAAAATAAAAATGCCAAACGAGGCAGTCTTTAGCGCAAGGTCAAGACCTTTTATTGCGGTGGTTGTTGCTTTTACCGATTGGAACGCTTGGAAGAACGCATCCGACATACCACCGGTGAGGTCATTGATGAGTCCCTTGATAGGGGACAAGGCATTCTTTAGGGTCTCAACATCTGCCGTACCCTTCTTAATCTTGCCATCACCCCTGCCAGTATCATCAAAGGCTGCATCTAAATCATCCTTGACCTCTTTAGCCTTACGCTTTACACCATCAAGCTCTTTACTGATTTTAGCAGCAGCAGGCGCAGCGTTGGTGACAATGTTAATGTCAATCGTTATCTCTTGAGCCATCTCCTTCTAATTATCTTTTTGGTGTCCTGCCAATTACTTGGTATATGGTATTTGCCTTTTGCTATTTCTACGTTATCGCTCACCCCAATCCAATCTTCTGACTGGAGGAGGTCTACTAAATAACCGATATATCCTTTTGTCATACTACGTTGAGGAGTTCGAATGTTGCTTTACCGGTGGTCATATTAAGACTCACGTTGTTGATTAGGTACTTGGTGTTGTTCCAGATGATTGCATTCTGAAGGTTCAGCGTGATGATTTTGCCAATCGGCAGCACTGCTTCTACGTTGTACAACCTACGGCTCTTGGCGTATAGGTCGGTGATGTAGTCGCTATACTCGTTGAAGTAAAGGCTTTGGTTTACCGATTGCAGGTGGTATGGGTCTATGTCTGCGCCAAAGCAAATAGAATGTGAGTCTGCTGCGCTTGAGTAGCGGTTGGAAGTATTTGCATACCAAGCAACGGTGACCTCCTCGCTTGTGGTGTTATCAGCGTTTACAAACGCAACAGGGTTTGTCTCTGAAAAGTCATAGTTATCAAAGTACCCATAGAACAAAACAGGCGCACCCAAGTACGGGTTAAACGTACCATCTTCGTTTGCCTCGCTTGTGATGCTCTTGTAAACAAGTACGTTGGTTAAAACACCCGTATGCAAGTCTGTCAGCCTTTCAAATAATGGACATTCAAACGGCACTTCTACCAAAAACTCATCGCCATCAAAAGCAAAGGTGTTGTTCAAATCCCCAAAGCCTACGTTGTTTGTCTGCAAGTATTGAAAGCCAATGATTGCTTCAGTAGGTTGGTACTTAAATTCAATCTCCCTGTATAGGGGGGGTCGGTTGACCACATACTCCGTTATGTCAAGATAGGTCTGATAGTTTTGGTCTGTGCCTGCTGCGTACCAATCTTGCAACGGTTGAAGCAAGAAGGTTGTGGATGTAGTCGGCACAATCACCATATTGTACATCTTCAGAATACCTGCCAAGAAGTCTTTTACTTTTATCTCTGGCATTATATCAGACACCACCACTTGAAAGGAGTAGGTTGCAGATGCAGTTTGGTCTACCGAGAAATTTACAACGGAAGTTAATAAATTGGTAGCCGTGTAGTCCGTGCATTGGTATGTCATTGCAGTAGACTGCTGCGGTCTGATAAACAATTGTACGGCTGCACCATCCGCAGCAAATACGGGCTGCATCAATGTCGTAACACTTGTAGAAGGATGTGCATTTACCAAAATAGTTCCTATTTGTATGCCATTTGAGAAAGCGGTCAATTCATAATTCTCTGATGCATTTTGAATTGTGATAGAAAGGCTATATGGTCTTCCTGCTGAAAGTCCCGCAGGAACATTCCAAGTATCAGTACTTAAATTAAACTGCGAACCGCTACCCGTATTGCGGTTCATATTTATTAACTGATAGGCAATGTCGTTGCCTCCTGCAAATAGATACCCCTCAAAGCGATGCAGCCATAGAGATAAATCAACAAACGGAGTAGCAGATAAGAATGAACCTGTAAACGTGATTCCGTATTGAGCTGCTATTGCATTAAGAATAGCTTGAACCTTTAACGCAGGCTTTAACTCATAGTAATGTATGCCGTGTTCTTCATTGACATTGTGGAAGGCAATGTTGGTGTCATCGTGGTTGGCAGAGTTGGAATCATAAACCCAATTCTTTACAGGGCTGCATAGCGGATAAAATAAGCCTGTATCATCATTGGTAGTTAGCTTATTAAATACAACAGTATCGCTGTACTCGTGATTGAACTCTGCGAAGTCAACGTCATATAAGTAGTCCTCGCCAAACAAATCAACAAGCGTTACAACATCCCCATAAAACGTCAGCGTGTACGCATAAGGCTCTGTGCCTTTGAGCTGCACGTTCTCTACCTCAATGACCCCCGTGCGGAATGGCAAGGAGTTGATTTCAATTCTTGCTTCCTGTCGTAGCCTTGCATCAAAAGTATTGGCAACAGAGGTGCTTGATGCGCCAGAGTTCCAAGTTGTGTTAAAAGTATTCCAAGTGATGCCGATGCTATTCCATACGGGGCTACCGCCCGTCTCGGTAGTGATAACGGAACTTGTGATATTGGCATTGTAGTAGTGCTGAAGTATCTCGTTATTGCGTGGGCTTGCAGGTATGGTGAACCCCTGCGTGAAGTCCGTGAACACCTTGCTGATGTCCTGCACGTTCTGCACCGATAAGTTGATGCTAATCTCCTCATCGTCAAAAATGTCAAGGCGAAAGCCATTAACGTAAATATCAACCTTGTTCATCGTACCAAACTGCGCTCATCAAAGCCGAAGTCAAAGGACATCGTGTAATTGATAAGTTTCGTATTCACACTCTTTTGGTACTCTATCGTTCCCCGATTGGGAACTGCACTCACCCAGTTGCTATTGGTATAGACCGCCACATACTCGCTCATCAGAATGTCCTCAATCGTTTCATCGTAGTTTTGGTCAACGAACCCTGTGTTTAGAGTTAGGGTGTTGCGAGAGTTGACGTTAAAAGATTGGTACTTGCCTATCTCCAGAGAAGGGGTGGTGAAGCCATCGTTGTAGATGCTCTTTTGGTATGAGTCCTGCGTGAAGTTACCACGAGTATCGCTGCGCTTGAAGAATGTGATAAAGTCAGCAACGCCAAACCGGTTGATGAATGCTACCTGCACAGGGTCGTACTTGGCCTCACATTGAACGTAGTATCGCACCGTTCCAATCGTGGTATTAGATGCGTTCTTTAGAATCACATCGTAGTACTGCCCTACTCCACCATTGGGTTGTGCGCTTGGCTTTAACTCGGAAGGTAAAAAGGGATTGTTCTCAAGGTTTGCTGCGCCTACTCCTGCGTAGATTACAAGGTTTCGGGAGTCGTTTGTTGCTCTTGTTGGTGGTGCAGTACTTACGGCACTCACATAAAAATCATCTTCATCACCACTCTGCCAACTAATAACGATTTTAGCAAGTGCATTAGCATTGCTATTGTTAATCGCAAGGGATTCGTAGTTACCGACAAGCACCTGCCTATTGCGGCTCGTAGCGAGTACGGGTTGTGATACCGCAACAGGAGCGATGTTATCACGAGTTGCCCATCCATCAGTTGTTAGGTATGCGTATGCGGTTGGTGATTCATCGGGGAAGGTTGCGTTGGCAGGGGCTGCTCCGTTATTAGAAAATGTCACAGAGCCTTCGGGAACTACCCACAATGCCTCGCCCTGCGGACTCTGCGTGTAGCCTATGTCATTCCATACGCTGAAGTCGTGGTAGAACTCCGAGCGTATGAGGTCGCTGATTTCAAAGTTGATTACTTGGTTTATGGAGTAGTCCTTACTCAAAGAGTAGTTAAACGAACCCGATGCAGCAAGAACCCCTGTGCGAATTCGCAGGTTTAAGTCCATCTCTGTGAGCGTGTCAAGCGCAAGGGCGTTATTCTTTGCCGTGATAAATTGTGGGCTTCTTGCCATAGCAAGGCTGCTCGGTGTAGAAAATACAGGTGTACTCATTCTTTTGTGTTTTGCAATGTGAAGCGTAAGAAGTCAGATAGCTCCAGAGCGTATGCCAGTGCAATCTCTTGGGGTAACTGTTCAAACTTTAGCTGAAATGGTCGGGTAAAGAAGCTTGTGGTCTTGATACCCTTGTTGTAGATGCTGCGGCTTATCAGAAACGCAGTAGAGTCGTAACTCAAGAATCTGCCCTTCTTATCCCTAAACTGAAACCTTCGTGCAGCAACCCACTTCTCTATGGCGCGGGATAAGCCACCCGCCATTCCGCTACCTGTTCCAAACCGGAACGGGCTATTGGGTGCTTTTGTACTGGATGACTTGCCCTGCACACCATAGTCTTGGAACTTCCAATAGGGCGCAAGCTCATTCATCTTCCACCGCAGCGCAAGGGAGTTGGGGTTAGCCTCTATCTCGTACTGCAAGGAATTGTAAAGGTTGCCTGTGACGTTCTTTTTGCCGCGTGTGAGGTTTGACTTCGCCTGTTGAACAACGCCTTTAGCAAACTTCTCAAGGCTTGCCTTTACCAAATCTTGACGGACTTGCATTTAGCAGACGCTGATTTCGGTGTTAGCAAGCAGCACGTCAAACGTAGCAGTCCATCCTGCAAGCAGGTTCTCGAACCTCTCTGTAAAGGGTAGGCACGTTGGGTTGCCATCCAACTGGTAAAGGTCGGAGTACAACTGCCCCCTGCGCAATTCCTGCACCACATCGTTGATGACCGCAAGCTGCGTGTTTAGGATGTCTTGCACGTTGCTCGTTCCGTAAAACGGCTCTGCTTGTGCGCGAGGATTTTCTTTGGTCTCATCAATCACATCCATACAGATAAGGCTAACGCTCATTCGCACCACCTGCCCCTCGAAGGAGGCTTGGTTTATCATAATGTGCGACAGAGGGAAGATGGTCTGCTTGTTTAAGTCCACATCAAAGACATCGCCAAACGTCACTACGTTTACTTGGCTATGAGCGTCAAGGGTATCTTTTAGCTTGGTGGTGATGTCGTAGAACTGTCTCATCGTTTTAGTTGTTTTTGCAGAATCTTGCTCTCGGTTTCTATGCGGTCTTTGTCAAAGGTGAGGTAGGTGAATGCGAATGCTGCTGACATTTGTGATACTTGGTCGAACTTCAAAGGGTCACCTCCAGAGAGTTGGTAGAAGATTGGAAGCCAATTCCACCGTTTAGAAAATTGTGTAGCGGGGCTAAACTCATCTGATTCTCCATCGCTAAAGATTGCAGGGAAGCCTGCGACAAATCGCTTCCTAAAGTCCAAAAAAAAAGCATCGCACCTATCGCAATATCAAGGGGCATCTCCAACATCTGCCCTGCGTACTTGGCAGAACCCTCATACTTTTCTATGTCGTATCGCTGACCAAACGTAGAAACAACCGGTCTAAATAGAACCGCCATCGCCTTGTGCATCTGCGACCAGTCAGAGATGTATTGGTCAACATCGTTTAACTCGCCAACGGTTATCTCCTCAAGGCTTGGGATAAAGCCAAACTCCTGCTTGCCAATAAAGAAACGCTGCTTTAGGGCAGGGCGTTCTTCAAACGCCTTCATCAGTATGGAGTTCACCTTCGTTAGGCTTGAGGCTTTCATCTGGAGGATGACATCCATCTTCATACCGCAGAAGATTTCTAACGACTTGCGAGCAAGAAACTCATCATCTCCCTCAAGTCGGATGAACTTTTGGTAGTCAACGAGTTTTATCTCGTTCATCTGGTTGGGTACAAAGAGTTTCATTGTATTAAAATAACCTTTTATTTTTAGCGTATGGCATACCTGCCAAAGTTAGGGCGGCTCAACTTGTTATACGTTGCATAGCGCAGCGCATCTATGGCGTGGTTGAATGCCTTGATGGGGATATTTAGCAGGTTGCCGTTTTTATCTTCTACCCACTTGTAGTTCTGAAGTTCTTTGATTAGGTTGCTGCTTCGTGGTGTTACGAATAGCTTGTGCCGCTTCAGCACGTCAATGCCCACTATGATGCTATCTGCGCCCTTCTGCGTGGGTTTCACGTTCCATCCCATACGATGCAGCTCCTCAATAGATTTGGGTTCAGCAGAGTCAGCAAATACCTCCGTACGTCTGTCAAGGTTTAGGGACTTCAGTACGTTGCTGATGTCGGGGTTAGTCATACCCGTGCGGTATATAAGCTCATCCACATAAAGATTGTCCCCCGACTTATACACCGCCACAAGTGCAGTTGGGTCGTTGGTGTACCCAAAGTCCATCCCGTGACATAAGAGCGTGGCATCCGTTGGTATCTCTGCCTGCCCATATTGGAAGATGGTGGCTCTGCTCATACCACGTTCTCCTAATCCGTAGATTCTCCAGTAGTCATTGTCCGTATGTTGCAGCCTCTCTATCTCCTCTACAATGGAGGCATCCAAGAACGGGTTATCAAGGTAGGTACTTTGTATGTACGTCACGTCATCTCTTGTCAGCAGCTTGTCGTATATCCAATGGAACGCATCAGAGGGGTTGTAGTCAACCCATATTTTACCGGTTGTACGAATCAACAACTGGAAGAAGTCCTCCCAAGTGAGTTCGTTTGCCTCATTGCAGAATAGGTAGTCACGTCTTGCACCCCGTTTCTTCTGCGGTTGGTCAAGGCTGATGAACTCAAAGAGGTTGCCGTTCAGCTCGTAGGTGTAGTCGCTCTTGTTATGTCGTGCCTCATCGTAGAGGCCGTTGGCATTTAGAATTTCAAAGAAGTCACGATAGGCCGTCATCTTCAGAGACGGCAGGGACTTACGCACGATTGAGTACACCTTGCCCCTATCCTCCATCGCCATCACGATGAGCATCTGCAAAATGGAGTAGGTCTTACCAGAACGGCTGCCGCCTTGATTGACTACAATGCGAGTTGGTGCGGTGTAGTTCTTCTCAAAGAGTTCGCTACTCTTTAGGTTTAGTTCGGACAATCTCTACTTTGATTTTGGTTAGCTCATCCGATACTTCGTGTGAGTTCTCCACCCTTGCGAGTTTAGGGGTCGTGTACTCTGCCATCTTGTTCAAGAGGTCAAGTGCGCCCTTCGGGTCATCTGCTGCAACCTGCGTGAGCCATATAGTCATATTCTCAAGGTTGGCTTCTATGAGGGTTTGGAATGCCTCTCTGATTTTGTTCGTGGTCTTGTTTGGTGTTCCCGCAGGGCGGCCTGTGTTGCCTGCGATGAACCTGCCTTTGTCATCTTTCATATCCGTTTAGTTCCGTTATTTTCGGTTTATGTCTAAATAACCCTTTTTGCGAGGTGGTGGTTGTGTGTTGCTTGAAGTCGCTCCTTCCATTCTTTAATATCGCCATAAGCAACGTGACAGGCTCGGCACAAGGCCATCAGGTTCTCAATGGTGTCAGCGAGCTTGCTTCCACCCATCCCTCTGGACTCTATGTGGTGGATGTCAACGGCAGTACCTCCACAGACCTCACAGGCAATCCACGAATTTGTATCGTAGCCAAATGCCTTTAGATAGACCTTCGTATGGTTTTTCACTTTTGATAAATCCAACAGTCATCTATGAACGTGGCGTGGGGCAGTAGCTCATCTACCGCTTGGATTACTCCCTTCCAATGTTCGTGGTAGTCATCTCCTGCGATGTAGCCGCCCTTCTTTACTTTGGGTAGCCATAGCATTATATCCTCCTTTACCGCCTCATAGGAATGGTCAAGGTCTATGAATACCACGTCTAAAGATTCTGCCTTGAACTTCTTTGATGCTGATTTGGATGTTGCTTTGATTGCCTTGTACTTGCGCTCACCCATATTTTCGGTAAAGAGCTTGTATATGTCTTTGGTCTTTGCAAGCTGATAGAAGGAGTCTATGTACTCTGCCGTTCCCTTGAAGGAGTCTATGATTGTGATTTCTTGGGATGTTGCTTTGTCGCATAGGTAGGCCGATGACTTACCGAGCCAAGCCCCGAGTTCTACGAACGTGCCGTCTTTGGGCATATTGGCAAGGAGGTAGTCGTATGCTGCTTGGTGATTGAACCACCCGTCTATGTCTTTTGAGTTTTTCATTTTAGTACGTTGTAGTAGCAAAGGTACTGCTCTACGCAGATAAGTGTTCCCTGTTCGGATGCTGCTTGAGCAAAAGTACCATCGGCCTCATACGTCATTTCAAAGCGTAGGTTTGGCAGGTCGTGAGGTTTGAACATATAGCAGGCGGTGTCTATGTTGCCGACTCTTGGTTGGTCGGTAGGGCGTAGCCTGCCAACTTGTCCCCACGTCACAATAGAGCAGTCAAGTGAATGCAGGTTGCTCCACTCCTCAAGGAACTTTGGGTGCAGTACATTGTCATCATCAAGGTAGTAAACCCAATCCTCTTTGGTAAAGGAATCAGCATACAACTCAAGAAACTCATTGCGTAGGGGGTGTCCCCAATCACCTGTGCGGTTGGAGTAGTGTGTGATTGATGCGCTTGTTGCTCCCTTGTAATTGGTGGAGGCATCCATCATCACCACCCACGTTGCATAGGATGGGATGTGTTGTTTTAGCCTTACAAGGTTTTGAGGGCGTGAGCAGGGCGTGACTATGTAAAGCATCGGAGTTCGTTTATCTTATCCATCGTGAAGTCCTGCACATACTCGTATAACGATTCCGTTAGGTCAGCCACTTGGTTGGGGTTTTCTTTTAGCCTCTTGATTGCTCCTGCCCATTCGCTTGGGTGTTTGATGGCAATGCAGTTATCCTTCGTGATGTAGGGTGAATAGGGTTGCGTGTTGCTCACTATCATAGCGCATTTGCTGAAGCCCGCCTCCAACATCTTTAGGTGTGACTTGCACTTGGCGAACTCGGAAGTCGTAAGCGGTACAAGGCTCACGTCAAAGAACTCGTAGAGCTTGTGGTAGTGTGTTGGTGGCATCGTTGGGAGCTTGTATGCTGCTTTCATTATTTCCGCATACCCATCAACATCCGCAACATAAGATTCATAACCCTCAAGATTGATGGTGGATTCTCTTACGTCTAATGCGTGGTGGTTGCCTCCGATATACCCAAAGCGTACTTCTTCGCTTGGCTTACGCTCTACCTGCCACGTTGGAACGCTGATGGCATTGGGTATGATTCGGATGTTGGTATTGTACTTCTTGACCTTTGAGGCAAGGTGCTTGTTAGTTACCCATACCTCATCAGCCGCTTTCATAGAGCGAATAATCTTCATCTTCATCTGCTCCGAGTACACCCCAAGCAAAGGATGCGTAGGAGGCAGCACCCACCAATCATCATTGTCAACGATTAGCTTGATGCCCTCCTTACGGCAGAGCTTTACAAAGTCCTCAAACGGCTCTACTGGGAATACCCTTGAGGTAAAGATGTGGGTGACCTTTGCCCACGTCTCTGGGTCAATGTCCGTAATCTTCTCAATAAAAAAGACATCTACATCCTTGTGGCATATCAAGGGTGCAAATACCCTGTGATGTGATACACCCGAGTTCTGCTTGTGGAAGGCAAGCACAAAGGGTCTAATCATAAATTAGCCTCTTGGTCTTTATACCATTGAGCCATCGCTTTGCGGTCTAAATACTTTACCCACATCCGAGCAGCTACTGCTCTGCGTTGGGGCTTGAAGGGGTAGGTGCTACGGAGCTGCGCCATCGCTATCCTCATAAATTGGTCTTGCATTTTACACTTTGTTTGGTTTTCATTTTACACTTTGAGTTGTTGCAAAAAATGCAACAGTTGGGTTAAAAAAAGACTCCGTTAATCAGAGCGGTAGCTTGCCGCTTGCTGAATCCTAATGCGCCATAAGCGGGCGGAGTTCTCATTTCTCTTTGGTGTTAAAGGTTTCGTTTATTTTCTTTATATTCTATTGCTTCGTGAAAAAAGTATCCTGAATGTATTTTACCACCCAATCCAATCATCACATCATCTGCTTCCCAATGATATACCTTTGTTTCTTTGTTAATTGAAGTAATAGTTACATATTGTAACCCATATTCTTCTTTATCCCAATAAAGTGCCTCTAATTTATCACCTACTTTGAATTTTATCATAGCGTTTTCCGTTTCTC